GATTCTCGCTCTTCATTACTGTGTTCATAGTAGATTCGATTTCACTTTCTGCACCGTGACGTGGTTCACACCTGTCTCGGCTGAGACCTTGCGGATGGACATGCCAGACTGAAGTAGCTCAGCGACCTTGGCATACTTCGCAAGGAACGAACTGCTCTCCTCCTTGGCGCGACCAAGCACAACACCCTTACGCTTCGCCTCGGCGAGACCGCTGCGGATGCGTTGGCTCAGCTGCTCGCTCTCGGACCGAGCGAACTCGCTCATGATCGAGAAGATCAATCCAGCAGCTGGGTTACGAGTGCCGTTGTCGAGCATCGTCTCGATGCCTTGCGAGTGCCAGTAGAGAGACACACCGCATTCGGTTAGAGTCTCGAGGAACTTGTGGGCAACGGAGTTCTTCCGAGCCACTCGACTGACCTCATGGACAGCGACCTTGTCGATCGCTCCTGACTGAGCTAAGGCGACGACACGATCGAGACCGTGACGAACCTTAGCCGAGCCTCTGACACCGTCCTCCTCGACGACCTCGACAACGTCCCACCCTTTCTTCTCGACGAGCAGTCGGAGGTCATTGATTTGACGATCGGTTTCCTGTCTCGCAGTGGAGACCCTAACAAGTATTGCACAACGTGGTTTCATATCGGCGAGAAAATTACACTGGAAATTTGTTCCACGCAAGACAAATGTGAAAGAAAAACAAGTGACATGATTTCACAGCTAATTGAGTGATGTTTTTCTTTCACACCTCGGTCACATTGTCGTCCGCCGCATCGAGTGCCTTCCGAAGTGCCTTCCGAAGTGCTGGTGACTTCGCGAGTCTGTCCATCATCCCGCTCTCGCTGTCAGCGTCCACGTTGACCGTGACGACCTCTTGGCGCTGGACGGGTAGACCGATGGTGTATGCGAGGTAAAGCTTGGCACCTGCCTCCTGCGCTCGGTAGTCAGGGATCTCTCCCTCACCCTTACTGAATCGAGTAGCGGTCAGCAGCGACGAGATACTCTCGGCGACCCGCTCGGGACTGATGCAGTGATTGATCGCATTGATGAATGATTTACTGATGGCGCTCGGTGATACATCTTCGAGAGTTTTTCCCTCGAGACGACGTTGAGCATATTGTTCTTTTTTTACGGCTTCGATTCTGGCAAGTTCTGACATGAGGCGCTTTTACGATTTTTCGGTGGACGTGTCAAATGAAAAAACTACGTGCGCGTCACGCGCGCGCGAGGGCTGGACATGAGTTTTTAGCCGACCCCTCACCCGACCGCGCAACAGCTGTTCAGTTGATCAGTATTAAAACGAATGTTTAAATCAAATGATTAAGAGTTCGCCAATTGCGTCAGGATCCAATTTAAGGCATGGTTGACCCGTCTTGGGTGTGTCGAGATGGTTAGCACCCTGATACGGTCGTGGCGACCCCGTGGAGCTAAACTGGCGAGCTACTGATTTAAGATTGGTGATTACTGATTGGTGTTGTTGACTGTTGATGATTGGTTGATTAATTGATGATTGATTGATGATTGATTACTTTATCTACTCTATACTTATCATTATAGTATTACATGTATTTGTTAGTGCCCCCCTACAAGGGGGCACACAATACAAATACATTAAATAGACAATAGTAAATAGAGAATAAGAATAATAGAGAGGATGAATATTTATGATTGACGTTGGGGAAAAAATAGATAATTGGATGGGCATGTCGGACATGAACAAGAGAGTGAAATTAACGGACGAAGAGAAAAGATTGAAGAGGAATGAGTTGTCGAAATTGTATCGGCAGAAGCACCCAGAGAAAGCTGCCGAGTATACTCGGAAATGGATGGAGAAGAACCCTGAGAAACTGAAAGAGAATGCCGAGAGGTGGAGGAAGAACAATCCAGAGAAGGCAGCCCAGAACCAGAAGGTCGCGCAGAAAAAAACGCGATTAAAAAAAATGAATACTGGTGATTGGGTGAAGAATGAACTGATCAAGTTGGCATGGCTGAAGGAGAATGAAGAGGAGCCGAGATACCCGAGGAGGATCGCGAACTGGGCAGGTGGTGCTATCGATCGGATAGACTGTGACGAGCTGTCTCGGTGTCTGGTCGATCGTCAGTTGGTGATGAGGTCCAGACGTGACCGAGTGGAATTGTTTTCGGTAACGAAGTGCGGACGTGGTGACAAACCAGTCGACGTGGTGATTGTTGGATGGAATGGATGGATGACGAATCCTCGGGGTCTGGATAAATTGCTCACCGAGTTCGGGATGGGTAAGGTCGATTGGGATGGGCTGGACTGGACGGTTCCTGATTACTGGTTAGCGAAGCCACTTAGGAATGTGTTAGGTCATGACCTGACTCGGATTCGGTTAGGTGATAAGTGGAAGGGATGGAGAATCAATCAGAAAGAATTGCACTACTGGTTGATCGAGAAGAAGTGCCGACTTGAGACGTTTGTCGACGATGCTTCTTGGGGATTTGAGTTGGTGTCTGAGGATGTTTCTGTTAGACGATATTCTGTCATTTGGAACGGCATCGAGGTGTCTCGGGACGATCTGAACGGTGTTGTTGAGTGGGTTCGGACATTGATGGAATAAGGGCTGGCAGACTATTTTCAGTTTTCTGTAAATAAATCTTGATAACGTAAGCTTTTCCGCTATGGTTCACCTGTCACCGCGAGTGACCAACAACATTATGAACACTACTACCGACACATTGACGACAGCATCGAAAGTTAAAAAAGGCGAATACGTTCGCTTCTCCAACACTGACACAGCACCTGTCTGGGTCAAAGGTGACTATGACCGCTCTTCGAAGAAGCACAGCTTCTCAAAAGCAGATGACATGAACCGTGAGGTGTTCCTGAAATCAACAGCGAAAGTTTTCGTTGGTTTTGAATATTAATCCCTAACACATTTACTACTAAATACTATGAACACCGTATCCGATATCCGAGAACAAAAAGCACGCATGAGCGGAGATCACGAAGCGTGGATTAAAGGAAAGCAAATCGCAGCATACGAAGCAGCACGCAGAGCATACCTGCAAGCCAACCCAGACGTGGGCACGCTGATTCGCGACGGGGTAGAGATTTTCTACCGCAACCTGACACCTTTGCACCTTGGTCTGACCAAGGAGTTTTACCCATCAAGCGTTATTAAAATTGGATAATTAAAACAGGGGCGCGACTGCAACGCGCAAACTAACCAAACAAACCAAATGAAAAAGACTACAATCGAACAAAGCAATCAAACCGTCAGTGAATCACTCAGCCAATCGGCAATGCACGACAAAGCTCCCGCATTCGCCAAAAATCAGCATGTCAAGGCATTCAATGGAGCGTTCTACGGAATCGTTCGAGGCATTGAATTAACCTACGCCATTGTGGAACTTGAAGACCCTAAATTCGGAACCGTCAGCGTTCCTTACAAGCATCTTGAAATATCATACCCGTTTGAACTCAAGTGGATCGAGTCGCTTCTTGCCGCTCAAAAACGCCACTACAAACTCGGCAGTATGGAAGCCGCCATTGCTGCAAACTAATATGGAACAATCTAACGAATACCACAATGAACACTACCACATTCAAACCATACAGAAACTACATCGCAATCATCGATAACGATGAAGCGCACCCGATTGATCTCCGCGCCAGAGATGCTGCTGATGCTAAGAAAAAAGCCAGACGCTACATGAGCGATGTCGTTGGTCACTCTGTAAAATATGAGGGTCCTTATAAACTGAACGTCAGACTTGCAACACCAGAAGCACCACAAGACTAATCCAAAAATGGCAGGGTCCAATCCCCTGCCTCACCCACTACAAATAAAAATTATGACCAAAAAACATCTAGTCTACCGCAGTAATGTCACCCAGTGCGCAGGGTGTGGAACCAAATGCACTTGGCTTAAAACTAAGGCAGGCGCAGCGTATCTGACCGAGGTCGAGTTCGACAAGAACAGAAACGATTGGTTCTATAAATCGTCTGGCAATCACAGCAACCTACGGGTCGCGCATAACTGTGTATCAGAGCTGGAGAAGTTCCTTGCCGATGCTCGATTTAATTTGGAGCGCCTCGGTGAGGCACTTGAGTTCGATGGTTTTCGCGAGGACGGAACTGTCGACGGAAGAGCGCGTGCTGACGCTTGGAAAGCTAAGAAATCGTCTTTCCCCTCACTATACAATAACCTGAGCGAGGAGGACAAAGATCACTGGAGAGATGAGTTCCTCGACCGTCTCGACGACGCTCAAAAGCGCAACAACCTGCGCAAAGAGTATCTCAAGCAAATTGATTCCTACGTTGCTCGCATTGCAGAGCGTCGCGAGAAAATCCAAGCAGCACGCTGCACACACAGTCACTAACAACTACCAGACACCATGAACAGAAACCTTATGTATCTACCCATGAACACCACCAGTGAATTTCAAACCCAGTTCCAAAGCATGCTCAAGACAGCGATCGCCGACAAGGCACGCGAATTGGCTGCTGGAGGCACTACAGGGATCAGTATCGTCAACCTGAGCCAGATTGTCATGAACGACGGTCTGCGCTACGCTGACGGGGCACCTCGCGACCGCAGCGGGTATGTCAGAGAATTCGAGTCAGCAGTCCGCGCGGCAGATTTACCAATTGAGATATTATGAACAAACACACACCGAAAAATTGGGTAGTAAACTACCGTGAACCGTCCTCCATTGGCAGGGCATTCTGGGAGATCACTGACGGCTTAGACAAGCCGATAGCATTTGTCACCGAACCGCAGCCAAGATCCCGCGAGGAGATGGCAGCTATAGCTAAAGCGAAAGGAGGGGCAGCGCTATGATCCTAGAACTAGCTATTTCAGGAGCCGCATTTGGGATTCTTGGAGCCTATTGCCTAGCAAAGGCAGCTTCAATGAAACCACCTAATCGAGGGATCCAAGTTGGCGGCGTTAAGCCGTTTGAATCGCGCAGTATTCAGAATAGGCTGGCACTTGGTTTGCTGGCACAAAAATCTAACAAAAACAAGAAAAAATAATATGAGTGAAAAAGAAATAACAACAGACAACGGCGAGTCGGCGTTTCCAACAACTGGCTTCGATATCCCAAATCATGGGTGGCAACACGGGCAAGAAGGTATGACACTACGCGACTACTTTGCGGCGGCGGCGTTGCCAGTCGCTCAAGCTAATTGGCAAAAGCACAACGACGAAAATAACGAAGGCGAAGAACCCGTAAAATCTCTTGTTGCAAATGAAGCATACGAAATCGCAGACGCAATGCTGGCAGCAAGAAAGGAGGGCAACCAGTCATGAGAAACGTAAACTGTCCGAAGGCAAAAATCTACGTTCGCTGCGATGCGTTTGGGGGGTCTCCTGAAGAGTTTGAACCAGCGTGGTTGGTGTCCGTAAGAGCGATGCGTAACCGACCACTATGCTTCCAAGCATGGATTGAAAAGTATGCAGCGTGCTACGACAAGATTCCACCTCAGTGTATCTACTGGTATAAGCCTGACGCAGACCACAAAGTGCTACCACTTCACAAGATACAGATGTGGGAGTGCCTCTCTGGGTCTATCGAAATTTGGCGAAAGGACCAACTCAACGATGTTCCGATGCTAGTGAACCTCGGAAAGGGTATGAATCCAATCGGAGGTCATTATTGGTTTACTATCGACTTCCTGCCCGAAGGACAGGCTCAAGGATTGTTTGACGTGGGCGACTCCGAGCTGCTCGAAGAACACAAAGAAGGTAATGTGATAAGGTTGGACAACGGGCAGATTGCAATCTACCCAAACAACCGAATCAAATGGCTTCCAGTATCTCTGACAGGCAAAGAAGCACCGAGTGCCATACCGCAGTGGGACGTGGCGACTAACGCCCAATGGGACGAGTGGTGGGCAGACTCAGACGAAATCTTGGGGGACGCAAAATGGGCATATTAAAAATTATGAACGCAACATACGGACTAGAATTATTCGAACTCGCACTCCGCAAAGAGACCGAGTCAATGACCGAGGCAGAGAGAGCGGTATACGCTCAGCTGTCCGAACACCCAGTCACTCAGAAGCAGATTGCTGAAAGTGAGCGCTGGATAGGCACACACCCTTGGCATGAGGGATACGAGTCGGACACGACTACCAGATCTGTTAGGCAGATCGTTCAGGATCTCAGGACGAAGCACAAGGTGCCTGTGTTATCCGATCGTCGTGGCTACTTTTTCAGTAACGACGAAGAGCAGCGTAAGGCATTTCTCGAAAGGCATGTCCGCAGTGCGATAGCGTCGATGAAGACATCGATCGAGACATACAATTCGATGAAGCACATCGTCGGAGAGAATGCATTTTTCGAATCGATGTTAGAACTCATAAACCGTGAAGACAACGTCCAAGCTGAACTATGAACACCAATCGAAATGACGGATATTACCCCCAAGACCCAGCTGGTGGTCATTGGTTCCAGCGTCTTGTTCGCTGGGCTTTTGAGTGTCGGCATGACTGGTCAATAACAGTAACCAATGGCTATGGGATTCCATCGGAAGCGCAATGCAACAAGTGCGGCATGTATCACCACCGAATACTGAAAGCCGACGACCTTCCGCTAGTGGCAGAATGGGAAAGCGGAAAACATCCGAAATCCTCTCCCGCGAACAGCAAAGATCGCTCACCGCAATGCTGAGCGCATCGAACTACTACAAACACAGTAACAAAATGAACACATCAGCTGCTTATAAAATGAAATGGATGGGTGACGACGTGACAGTCGTTCATCCGAGAGGATTGCCACCGTCGTGGAAGGAATCAAATCTAACAGAAGAGAAAATCGATGCGGCGAAAAAAGCTGCGTCGGAACAATGCAAAGAAAACTCATCAGTCGTGTGGCTGGATAGAAATCTGAAATTAATCAAGAGCTTTAAAATTATCTAACAAAAATATGAAACTAGAAACAGGCAAGAGATACGCTCCGAGATGCCAAAACTTCAAAAGATGATTTACGATGCGATAACGAATGAAGGAGGTGATCGATGAGCGACCAAATCATAAAACTGTTAGAGGAACACTTCCGCGAGATGGACAAACGGATCACGATGAAGCGGATTGAAATCAAGATGCTAACCGCTGCCGTTGGTCAGTTAGAAGATGAGAAATGGAGGATAGAAAAGATCCTCGACAAGGCAAAATCTCTAACGAAATAGAACTTTCTTTCGTTGTAGAATATAGGATTTTGAAAATACTTGTTTACAACGGAAGCGTTTTTGCTATGTTTCGTTTGTCGCCGCGAGCGACGAACCAACACACAATATGAAAAACGACATCAGACAAAACTTGGAAATCGGAGATTCAGTTTTATACGAATTTCCACATTCAACAATGACCACAGTAAGGCACTTTGCAAAGTGCATCGGATTTACAGCAGACGGTAGAGCGCGTCTAAAGATTTCCGACAAGGTCATGCGGATTCAATGGCATCCATATCCATCCAACATCATTACAACTCGTCGCGATGCTCCAAAGGCAAGCATTAAAAAAAAGCTAGTTGTAGCATAAGCAAAACAGGGGCGCGACTGAATACGCGCAAATAATTAAACCAAACAAAAGCATGATCGTTCTACCTCCAAAATACACCAAGCACTCCGAGTATCTCGGGGTGGTCATTTACAAGCGCAAGCCAAACACAGGCACCCACGGTGGCATGTGGCTCGCTGACAACACTACCTACCTAACGCTTGCCAGTGCCAAGCGTGCTATCGAATTTTACCACTTACACAAATAATATGGAACCAGAAGAAACAGTCGCGAGAATATGCTGCGAGTATACGGAAGACTCGATCAGCAAAACCATCTGCATGAACGCTGACGACCTGCACAGTCTGGCTTTGGATTGGCAGCGCAAGACCAAGATCCTTCAGGATCTGTTAGACCACGTAGCTGGAATTCAATCTAACGTAAACGACTTAGCCAAGATTTTAAAATCATGAACGACACCAAGACAAACGAGGAAATGATCAGGCTCCTTCTCACACCGATCAGCGAACTGAGCAAAGACGAAGTGTCATTCTTCGTCGGGAACAGGGAGCTGCTAAGAACTCTGAGGAATTCTCCAGAGTATTATCGGGGTCTTGCTGCGGATCTCAGGACGAAGTCGGTAACCCCTAACGGGATGCGTCTCACTGGTCTCACAGAACACGTCACGCATGCCAGTGGTAAACGCAAGACAGTATGCACCTCGGCTGCTCTGGCATTCTTTAACGTGCCCCCAAACGCATACCACTACAGTGGTCATGCAGAGCAAGACAACGCAGTCCTGCGCAGGCACGGCTGGAGTGCCCGTAGCCGTAAATCAGCGTTCAAGGTGAAGGGTGGCAAGGCATCGCTCGCCAGCGTCATCAGGGGCATCAAGGATCGAGGAGAAGACGGGCACTACAAGCTCAGCATCAGACTGACCAAGGGTCAGGGATACCACTGCATCGTGATCGATTCCAAAGGCAAGATCGTAGTCGACACCGCGAGCAGCGCCACCACACTTCGCGCCAGCGTGCGTGACATTTACATCATTCAACGAATAAAAAAATAATTATGAACACACGACCAATTAACGAAATCGCTTCCGAGATCTATCAAAACTGGGGAAGCAAAATTAACTTTGCGGCGAAGCCATACCTGAAGGCGATGACCTTCTTGGACAAGCCGACGGACAAATACATCCACGACAGCGGCAGGGAAATCGTCCTGCTCTTCCTGTGCAATGCCACGACCTACCGTGGAGAGACCGCACGACGGGTGAAGGCAGAACTTAAAAAACTGTTAGGGATTTAACATGAAAACCAAGCCGATGAGAATCAAAGCTTTCTGGTCACTTTACGGTGTACGCATCCACCGTGCAGGTCGCAACCTAGACCTCGGTGGAGGCGATGGGGCTTATCACGTAGCAGCTTTTAATTTACTAAATTTGTTAGAGAAAGAGCGTTACACTGGCGAGGTTGAATTTTACGGAAATTGTTCAAAAGAAGTGGAAAAAGAATTCAACGAATACAAGTCAATCGGCTGAAACCATTTTAGAATATAGCGAAAATAAATGAAAATAATTATTTACATCGGAAGTATTTTCGCTATGATGAGCGCGTCAACCAACAATATTATGAGAACACTAATCAAACAAATCGTTCCTTGCACATATCAACTAATTGATTTTGGCATTACCGACAACAAAGGCAGATCACTTGGTCTGCAAGTAGGGACATGCACCGTAGAAGTCACAGAAGCACCAGTAGACCACAAGTATGGTGCTTATGTCGGGTATAACAAATTGGGTCAACTTTTCAGCGTTAACATGATGGTCACCAAAAATGGCACGTCATTCGGTGCCTACCAACCCAGCAAACATTATGAAAGCATGGCTGAGGTAAAGGACGCAATCGACAAGCGGAAAAAAGAATGCATTGCACGATACAAAAAACAATTCACCAAAGCATAAACCATCACACATACCAGCACTCACCTCACCGATTAAATTCGGTGGGGTTTTCTGGGCGTAACATGAAAATACTAATTGCCAACATCCCGATCGGTCTCCGCCTCTCTTTAAAGGCTGGAGAATTCGCAGCAATCAGACTAAGCTCTGGACCAAACAACAGCATCTTGATCCGAGACGGTCGAGCCTATCAGTTCGAGAACACAATGCGAAGCAAGCTCCCATCATTGCCTGCCACTTCTTTGCCGATCAAGGTAAAAAAAGTCACTGAAACAAACATCACTTTTGACCTATTGCCATGAACATCCTATCATCAAAACGTCGTGGCGTAAATGCCTCCCTGAACGCATCTCCCAGCCTGTCTGGAAACATGCGTCACGGGTCAACCACATCTGGGCTGCAGGAGCTTACACGCATCCTTGCAGCGCACGGTTTCAGCCTTGACATTGTCCGAGGAGATACCATCATCGGTGACCGAGGGATTGTCACCCTGCCATTCAGACCGACCTCGGACGACTCTGCCACGGAGCTGCCACAAGTCACTAATTCATACGCGGTCTTTTCTTGGACGAAACTCGACGAAGATCGCACTGAAGTCCTCGCATACCTCTCCTAACAACTAAAATTATTATGAAAATAACACACGTAGACAGAACAGTCGGGATCATAGCCGCCCAGTCATACCTTGACGAGCGGTTCGCCCCGACCAATAGCAAGCTCGCCAGCGCCTTCATCACGGGTTTAGGCATTGGCATCATCATCGCGACCATCATCGGTCTGCTCGTCATCCAACCCAGCTAATGAAACCTAACAAAAACGCACAGGCACTCGGCGCTCTTGGAAAAGGCATCAAGAAGACCATGACCAAGGCAGCGCTTGAGCAGCGCAAGGCTGCTTCCAAGAAGCCAAGGACCACCACTCCAACTAAATCAACAATCGCTCGCAGAGCAAAACTCGGAATCAAAAATAAATTATGAACGACATCATCGAACACCACACCAAGCAGGAGTCTGCGGCTCAGTCAGAGCTTCAGCAATTGAAAGATCGCGAGTTCAGTACAAAGCTGAAGCTGCGGTTTCAGAAAGCTCCAGTCCAGTATCATAGCCGCCACGGTCGAACCCGTGCAGCTATACAACTAAGAATCTCCCAGCACGGTGCGCTCGCCAGCTACTGGGCAAAAAAAATGAAGCGAGCCTAAAATTTTCTCTCGCCAGTGCTGAGGCGGCGACTCAGGATAAAGCCCTTGAATGGGACAGAGTGCCTGCCAGCGATGGCTTAAAAACATGACAACTGGCGAGAGATTCAAATCAATAAATTATGAACAAAACATTACCACAAGAGGTCGAGGTGCTACCCACGCTCGAGATGTCGGAAGTCCCACAGGAGTTCCAAGTGAAGATTCGCGCCAGCTTCGGAGACCTGATGCACCAAGCTGATGTGCTTGTTACCAAGGCTCGAGAAGTCGCAGCAATGGGAGAGTCTACCGATCAGGAGAAGCAGGCACGGGAGACCCGTCTGGCGCTCGTCAAGGTGCGGACTAGTGCCGAGAAAACGCATAAGGACATGAAGCAAGACATCCTTGTGCAAGGTCGTGCGATCGACGGGGCGAAGAACATCGTGATCGCTGCTACCCACCCGTCCGAGAAGGACATGAAAGCGATCGAGGATCGTGCCGAGCTACGTGCCCAAGAAGAGCGCGACCGTCTGCACGCTGACCGATACGCTGAGCTGAACCAGTTCACGACCGCATACAACACACTCAGCCTTGGTCGCCTGACCGCTGAGGAGTATGCAGCGATGCTCGACAACAGCAAGCTGGCACACGAAGCCAGAATTGCCCGTGAAGAGCGCGAGAAGGCAGAACGCGAAGCCGCAGCCAAGGCTGAGGAGGAAGAGCGCCAGCGCATTGCTGCCGAGCGTGTAGAGGCTGAGAAGAAAGCAGCAGCAGATCGTGCTGAGCTTGAGGCTAAGGCAAAGCGTGAGGAGGCTGCTCGCAAAGAAGCTGAAGCAGTGATCGCAAAGCAGCAAGCAGAGGCTGAAACCGCTCGCAAAGCTGCTGCTGCGGCACTAGCCAAGCAGCAAGCAGAGGCTGAAGCAAAGCTCGCCGCAGAACGTAAGTCTGCGGCAGCGGAGCTTGAGAAAGCAAAGGCTGAGGCAGCACGGCTTGCCAAGATCGAATCCGAACGATTGGCTGCTGCTCGCGCCGATTCCGAGGCTAAGGAACAGGCTGAGAAAAAAGCAGCCATTGCTCCTGACAAAGTCAAAATCGCTGAATACGCGAAAGAGATTTTAGGGGTCAGGTTGCCTACTGGCAGCACCGACGATGGTAAAGCAGCTTGCGCGAAAATCAGCAAGGTCATCGAGACAGCACTCGCTGAAATCCGAAGCATTTACACAACACTAAAATGATACAAGAAGCACAAAGAAAAGGAGCCAAGGGAGTTTTCGGATTCGCTGGTCAATCAGGCACTGGGAAAACCTTTAGCGCACTTATGTTCGCGTATGGTCTCGCTGGCTGCGTCGGCAAGCGCATGGGATTTCTTGACACCGAAAACCGTCGAGGAAGTCTCTACGCTGACATCCTACCAGATGGAGACAGGTTCATGGCACTGGACATGACCGCTCCGTTCCATCCTCGCAAATATGTCGAGGCTATTGCCGAGTTCGAAAAAGCTGGAATCGACACCCTTGTCATCGACTCCATCTCTCACGAATGGGAGGGTCAAGGGGGATGCTCTGACATCGCTCTCTACGGTGACTACACCGACGCTCAGTTCTCTGACGGCACATGGTGCGCGAAAGAAGCCAAGCGTGCCCAGTGGCAGGTTGCTAAGCGCGAGAACCAGAAGTTCGTGAACGCACTGCTACAGTCAAAAATGAACATCGTCGTCTGCCTCCGAGCCAAGGAGAAGTCCAAGGTCGAGCAAGACGGTGGTGTCAGCTCATTGGGTATCCAGCCGATCTGCGAGAAGAATTTCTCGTTCGAGGCTACCACTCTCTTGCTCATGCAGGACGAGGGTTCGTCTCAGAAGGTGCTGCGCTGCCCTTCGGCGCTCAGACCCTACCTCGGACGTGCCGATGACTACATCACGGTGCAGGACGGTCTTGCTGTGCGCGAGTGGCTACAGGGAGGCACTCCTATGACAGCACTCGATAGACTGCGTGCGCAGCTGCTCACCAGCGCTGGGGAAGCCAGAGAGGCACTGTGGAAGTCTCTGACCAAGGACCAGAAGAAAACTCTAACCGACGACGGAACAGTCGCTCGTTTGAAAGGTGAAACGGTATAATTTATGACTGACGAAGAAATTGAATTTATTCAGCGTGAGAGTGCTGAAAGAAAGCGGATTAAAAAGATGGTTGATGACCTAAACGAAAGCGAGAAAGAGCGCAAGTCGTGGAGCAAATCACAAGAGCATCATGCTCCGTCAGTAAATCAAGCCTATGCTGGGGGGAAAACATCTAAGGTCAAAGGGACTGGAAACTTTGACAGAGAGCAAATCACATACGAAGGAAAATAATCACATGCAACCACAAATCATATACAACTACCCGAGAGAAGAATACTTCGCCCCTCATACTGGCGACCACAAGACACTGCGAGTGAGCAAGTCAATGCTTACCGATTTCGTGCCGAACCCCGCTGCATGGCTACTCAAGCCTGTGCGTGAATACACAAAGGCGATGAAGTTCGGCAACCTAGTCGACTGCTTGGCATTGACTCCTACCGAGTTCGAAAACGAATACACAATCCTCCCATCACACTACCCGTGCGAGCCGACCAAAAAAGATCCTCGGGTAGAGAAACCGTGGAACGCTAATTCGAACTACTGCAAAGATTTCGAAGCAGGTGTCGAGCTGGACGGCAAGCAAGCGGTGAAGCAAAGCGACTACCAGCAGGCACTCCAAGCACTGACCATGCTCATGGCATTCAAGCCATACTCTGAGCTGATGGAAGAGGCATCCACACAGGTCACAATGTTCGGAGAGATCGTCGAAGAGGGAACCACTACATTGGCTAAGGCGATGATCGACATCGTGCCTAACAAGGGGAAGTGGAAGAGCTGCCTCGTTGACATGAAGACTACCGCTGAGATGTCGGAGCATCACTTTTCCAAGACAGTCGCGAAGTTCGGATACCACCGTCAGGCTGCTCTGTATCTCGACCTGTGGAACGCATTGTCTGGAGAGAATCGAGACACGTTCTACATCGTGTGGGTTCATAGCAAGGCACCTTACGAAGTGGCGATGAGACCGATCAGTGCCTCAGCAATCGCCGAGGGTCGTCGCTGGTATCGCAGCGCTCTTCGTCTCTGGAACGAATGCGTTACAACGGGAGTGTTTCCATCACCATGGGATGATATTGAGACCCCAATAGATTTGCCAGCGTTTGTCGAGTTGACATCGCTGGATGAAGAAGAAGAAGAAGAAAACTAATACCAATAATTAACGAAATAGAAAAATGAGTAAGATATCACTAAACGATAAATTAGCAGACCAAGAGGGTGGAGATTATATTCTCGTCCCTGTAGGCTACCACGCATTCACAGTCGAAAGCGTTGGAGACGTAGAATTGTCATCTAACGGAAATGAGTTTCTAACCGTTGAGCTGACGTGCGGAGGAACAAAGGTAAAGGACAAAATCTTCTTAGGTGAGAAATCACTGTGGAGACTTGCCCGATTCTTGAAGTCTCTGAAAGGAGGAGAGAGTCTTGGGGACATCGAGTTTGTGCCTGAAAAGTGCAAGTGGATTGTCGGCAAATCTGGACAGCTTCTGATCGAGCATGAGAGTCCTACCGAAGGCAAGTATGCAGGCAAGAAATTTGCTCGCGTGAAGACATACGAGTGGGGGAAAGTGGTCGCTGATCTTGATGAGGATCCAGCAGATGACGACGACGTGCCGTTCTGATCAATAAACGCTGGCATACCGTTTGTATGCCACCACACTCGCGCTCATTGCATTGAGGGCATCCTTAAACTAGATACTGGGTGAGCGACCTGAACAGTGGGTGCGAGTGTGGTAATAAAACTATCATAGCTCAGAGTAGAGCAGTGGGCTTATAACCCATTGGACAGTGAATTAACGACTCACTTGGTAGCTGTAATAAAATCCACACGACTTGCCGACGTAATCGGCTAACACTTTACAAAATTATGAACCAAAATACAAACACCGATAACACAACGGGCGCGGTTGCTCAGCAGCGACTTGTTCCCCGTTTTTGGGTCTCTTGGGTGCAACCCACGGAAGACTATCGCCCTCTTGGCTACCCTCCACATGCTCCCGTCCTAGGATGGTGGTGCAGCGGCTACGACAGCGACGACAACGCGACGCTCTGCGCCCTCATCGAAGCCGATGACGAAAAAGCCGCCGAAGAGGTCATCAAGAAAGAATGGGCAGAATGGACGGAGTGGAGATTCATCGAGCCGAGAGATCACAACTACCGTCCCGTCGACCGATTCCCGCTCTCTGACTGGATGGAGGCTCGAATCAATTCGGGGAACACCCAAGATCAATCATCGCATCGCGATTGATTGCATCGATCTGTTCTGATAAAAACTATCATGAAACCACGACCATACCAGCAGGAAGGCATCGACCATATACGAAGAGCATATGGAAAGAAAATCCGCAGAGTTTTATACGTCCTCCCAACTGGAGGAGGTAAGACCGTCACGTTCTCATGCATCGCTGCTGGTGCAGCTGTGAAAGGAACTCGGACATGGATCGTTGCGCACCGTCGCGAGCTAGTGAACCAAGCGAGTAAGACTCTAACATCTTTCGGAATCAAGCACGGGATAATGATCCCGAAGTCAAAGCAGTGGACAGAATCACCAGTGCAGGTCTGTTCTCTCCAAACCCTTGTCGGTCGCATGTCGAAGGAGCAAGCTCCAGACTTTATCGTCTACGACGAAGCCCATCACGCTACGTCTGGAAGCTATGACAAGATCATGAAGCATTTCCCCGACGCTAAAATTCTAGGGGTAACAGCGACACCGTGCCGAACTGATGGCAGAGGTCTCGGTGATGTTTTTGAAGAACTGATCATCGGTCCTTCTACTGGAGATCTAACAAATGATGGATACCTTTCTTCGGCTAGGTATTTCTGTAGCCCACGAATTGCCGATTTGTCTGGCATAGCGAAGCGTGGCGGAGACTACGAACGAGAAGCACTTGCCGAAGCGATGGATCAGAAGCTCATCACTGGTGACGCTATCGAGCATTACAAGCGTCACTGCGACGGTGTTCCGATGATTGTGTTCTGCGTGTCTGTAGAGCATGCCAAGCACGTCGCTTCCGAGTATATCATTGCAGGATACCGAGCCACCTACGTCGACGGTCAGCTATCGGACGAAGAGCGTGCGTATCGACTCACGGGTCTCGGTGACGGAACCTTCCAAGTCGTCACCTCCTGCGACTTAATTGGTGAAGGGTTAGACATCCCCAACGTGGTCGCAGCACAACTCCTCAGACCGACGGAGTCGACAGGTTTGCACATGCAACAGATAGGAAGACCACTCAGACCAGTCTACGCAGTAGGCATGCCTCTGGACTCAGCGGAAGACAGGCTGGCAGCGATCGCGAACGGGGGGAAACCATACTCTGTGATTCTCGACCACGTAGGCAACTGCGGGTCAGTGGTCAATGGTCAGTGGATGACCAAGCACGGGTTCGCGACAAGCCCGAGGGAGTGGTCTCTGGACGGCAAGAAAAAGAAGCCAAAGCTCGAGCCAGACGTTCTTATCAAGTCGTGCCCAGACTGTTTCAGTGTCCATGCCCCAGCCACCTGCTGTCCGTTCTGTGGGCACGTCTACCAAGTCATCAAGTCACGCACCGTTGAAATATCCAAGGGTGAATTGATAGAAGTCAAGGCACAGGAAGCGCTGGCAAAAAAACAGGAAGAAAAAAAAGTTTTTACTCTGAAAGATCTCACAGAACTCGGTCGTAGCAGGGGATATAAAAATCCAGAGTTCTGGGCGAGAATGAAAATCAAAGGAAGAAAAAATATACGATGACACCATACATATCGACACATTGCAACAAGGGTAACCTCATAATCACAGACGACGAAGTTGTCTCACTGTGGACACCTTCGCCAGCTGAGCTTCAATGCTTAATAGCTGGAGGAAGCTTGGGAGTTAAAATATCAAAGGCAGAACAAGAGGTGTTTACTCTGATGCCAGACGATAAATCATACTATACTCAGGCTAAGTCGCCAGAGCATGCGATGGAGCTTCTGCCAATCTCAATGAGGCATTCATCCGATCTCACTAACATAATTAAAAAAGCGTTAGTTTTTCTAGCAGAGAAATTACCAAACGAAGAAAGAACCACTCTCATTTTAAATGAGTTCTTGGATCTAACAGCTCAACCAAACATCATAACCACGCATGAATAAAATCGAATACACAATCAAGTTCTACCGCAACTCTCTCGCCGAGGGAATGGTTCCGAGAGAAGCCGTAATGCTATGCGCTGTCGCGCAGTTAACATCAACAGTCAAAGAATGCACCAGTCATGAGGTGACTGAGATTACTGGCGATTCACATCCATCGGTGACCTTGAGACGGATGACTTGGTGGCTGAATATCAGAGAGACGAAGAATGCGAAAAACAAAAAAGTATTCTACTACTCGCTCAAGGACGACGGTGTAAAAAAACTTCGCAAGCTGATATCATGAGCCTAACAGAAAAAAATATACAGAACGAGATCCGACTGCACCTCAGTAAAGCAGGAGCTTTGTCACTTCGGTATCAGGTCGGTCTGTTTTACTCTCCTGCTGGAGACCCAGTGAAGATAGGGGAGGTAGGAGCCAGCGACCTCATCTGCTGCGTGCCAATACTCATTACTCAGGAAATGGTCGGGAAGACATTAGGAGTATTTGCAGCAATTGAGACGAAAAAGATAAACGACAAAACTGCAAAAGGCAGGAAAGAGTCGCAGGATAAATTCATCAACCGAGTCCAAGCCCTCGGAGGAATTGCTGGGATAGCACGAAGCACTGAAGACGTAGAAAAATTAATATCAGAAAAGAAAAAATAACCAAATGATACCAGAACAAGAAATTGAAAGAATCAGAGATCAATACGACATCGTGTCGGTTATAAAAAGATTCATTGAGCTAGATAAAAACAACACCGCTTGCTGCCCGTTTCACACAGAGAAGTCAGGATCGTTCAAGGTGAATGCCGAGCGCAAAACTTACAAGTGCTTTGGATGCGGTGACAGTGGAGATATCTTTGCGTTCGTCCAAAAAATCAAGATGGTGAATTTCAAGGAAGCTGCCGAAATTATCACTGGACACGTCATCGCCGACACATCTAACGGATTAAAAAATGGGCGGATCATTCTTCTCAACGACTCTCATGCAGACAGTAACGGGACAGCTCCACCAGTGAAAAAGCCTGCTCAAAAAACAAAGACTGCAGCCACTAACAAATTCGCGGCATTGTGGGAATCAAGGGTGGACAATCTAACAGAAGAGCAGGTGGACGCAGTCGCTGCCGACAGAGGTGTCGACTCGAGAGTGTTCCACTGGTTGAAATCTAAAAAGCTTATCGGCATCTTCAACGGTAACTACGCATTCCCAGTCTTTGACGACGGGGTCGTCGTGCGGTGCCACTACAAGGACAAGGCTAAGGGTAATTGGTTCTATGACCCGCAGGCAGCGGAGGGAACGTCAGCACTGGTGATCGGAGATCCGAAAGCAGCGAACACAACATTCATTCTAGAATCTCAGTGGGATGCGTTCGCTGTCATGGCATCGCTGCGGCACTGGGAGCAAGAAAACTACTATGCCTACATTATCACGCGCGGAGCCTCTTCAAACACTGACGTGTCGGCGTTGATCGGGAAAACATCGAGGATCATCGCAATCTCTCAGAACGATCCAGAAACGAAAAAAGACAAGGAGGGGAAAACCCCCGCACAGAAATGGTTAGAGAGAGTTAAAGCATCGATACCACAGGAGTGTTCTTTCTCATACTCGCACGCTCCTGAAAAGTTCGAAGACCCGAACGACTGGATCGCGAAAGAGCAACCTACCTTTGAGGATGTCACCAAACAGTTCGTCGAGAAAGCAACGTCTCCAGATGTCCTTCCATTCTTCCGTATTCCTGACCTAACAAATTTCCCCCTCAATGACGATCCAGACGCGATGATTGGAATCAAAAAACGCTACCTGTGCAGAGGTGGTTCGATGGTCATCATCGGTCCTTCTGGTGCTGGCAAATCAACCCTGATGACTGGCATGGCAATGGCATGGGCTATGGGCAGATCATGGAACGGAATTGATTGCAGACGACCGCTGAGACAGATCATCATCCAAGCGGAGAACGACAAAGGAGACATCGCAGAGATGGCTGCTGGATCAGTGTTTGCGATCAATCGGAAAGGGAAGCTTCAGGAGGAAGAATATAAGTCGCTGGTATCTAACGTAATTTTCGTCCCTGTGTCTGGAGTGACTTCCGCAGATTTCGTCAAGGTCGTCGAGCGCCAGCTTTTATTCCACCGTGCTGATGTCGTATGGATCGACCCAGTATTAAGTTATATCGGCGGAGACATATCAAAGCAGGAAGTCAGCAGTAACTTTTTTAGAGTCCTGTTAGACCCGATGCTGAAGCGCACTGGAGCGATTGCAATCCTGATGCACCACACTGGGAAGCCAGAGAAAACAGATGGCAAACCAAAAGCAGAGAGATCGGTAAAAGAATTTGCCTACAGTGGTCTTGGAAGCTCTGACATGGTAAACTGGGTGCGGTCGGTAGCTGTCCTCATGCCGACGGCAGAGAAGGGGAAATACAAGTTTATGTTGTGCAAGCGTGAGACGCGTGCTGGAGCTATAGACTTCGATGGATCTCCTGACGTTGACACACTATATCTGCGTCAGGGAGGCAAGAACGAAGGTCTGTCATGGACTCTGTGCCCAGCGCCACAGGAAGAAGTCGAGCCACTTAAAAAAGGAGAGAGAGAGACCCTTAACTTTTTTGACTGCACCTTTCCCACCATGTTCGAAGAGTTGATAAATCAACTGATCAAGGTTCGCAAAATCACAGCTCCAAAGGCGAGGATGCTGCTGAAAAAAGCAATCGACTTCGATGTCATTCACTGTCCTCAGAGGAACGGGATGTGGGAGATAAAGGGACCACCAACACCAGCATATTCAAACGATGAAAGACCAGCGTTTTAAAAAGAAGGCGAAACAGAAAATCGCCAGACAAATGAAGTATCACCACTTTTCGATCATCAGATTGTGGCGAGCCGTCAACCGTGGCTGGATGCTACGGGTAGAATTTCCTAGCCTAGTGGCTAACGAATACCAAGACTAACAAAAATACAAATACACATATGAGTGATCAATGCACACCAACAATCAAATGAACCAACACCTCAAGAAAACAATCGCCAAGATACGTCGTCAGCGAACAACCGAAATAAACTCATGACTGGTCTCGAAGAAATGACAGACAAAAACAGAGAAGAGAAAATAGCAAGGCTGCGAGTTCTCTGGAAGTATGCCCCTAAAGAGGAACGGCATGCGATCAACGTCACAGGAATGGCTATGGTCGACGGCAGGGATCCACAGACGGTCTCACGAAGAGCAGCGGCACATGAGCGACGGTTCAGTAAAAACCGTTACGACGTGTAGCGGTGCGGGGCAATAATATTCCCCTTACGTCTCTCGGTTTCTTCGATGAGACAATATTCAAAAGTGCGAACCTTTTCGCCCCAGTCGTTTTTGCCGAATGGGTTAAGCGAGGCTGCGAGCCATGAAACAAACATAGATTGCAGTGGCACGAACATTGTAGTCGGAGCTGTCTGGCATCCCTCGGAAGAAGTGCTGGCACCTTTAGCGTCGTGAATATCGATCGCGTGCTGACCCCAGTGGTCGTAAGTGCCTCCGCCAACCTTGTCTCTCTTGACTAATACGTCAGCGCATTGGCGGAACGCTGGTCTTCCTTTGTGTTTTCCTGCACCGTATAGCCAAACGCCCGTGGCGAGGCTTGCGCGACCCTTATTGGAGCCTGTGCCAGACCCAGCACGATACCCAGTTGGGTCGGTGTTAGCTTGGTAAGTCACTACACCGTGTTGAGGTGAGTAGAGACACCACGCATCGTCCCATTTGTTGCGATCATTTTTACCCTCGGCTCCAATACTATCAAGATAGTAGCCGCGAATCGCGAGCCAACAACATTTTTTTATGTCGCAACCGTTAGTCT